GCCTTTAGCAATTCCCTTTAAACCCTTTGCTAATGGACTTAATGTTTTTATGGTTGACATCGTTACTAAATACCCAGCAATCAATTTAATAGCTGTTTTGTTTTTAGCAAGATTATGAACAACATCAGCAATTTTAGCTAATGGATCATTAGATTTAGAAGCCTTATCACTTACTAGCCCAAATGCACCACCAATTGTGCTAATAATATCAGCAAAATCTTTCCAAACCTGTTTTCCAATTGCTCCACTTAATTTACCAACATCTACAACTATGCTTGCAAGGTCTTTACCGTGAGCAGAAAGAAAATTAAAAGTCTTTTTTATAAGACCATTTAATTTTTCTAAACCTCTATTAAGCGTATCAGTAATATTCTTGCCTGCATTTTTTCCAGTGCCTTTAGACATAGAACTCAGCGTTTTATTTAAGCCATCTGAAAAAGTCTTGCCTAATTTGGAAAATGCATTTTTTGTATCTTTTGAAGTTATCCAATCACTAATACGGCCAACAATAGGATTTGCTGCTTTAGTTAATGGATCACTAATTGCCGAAAGCAAAACAGGCATTTGCGATTTAACAGTTCTCACCATACCTGGAATTGTTTTTCCAAAATTTTCAGTAGCACCTTGATATTGCTTGGCTGTATCCTGCAAAACTTGTTCCATAGTTTTAGAAGTAATTTTGCCTGCCGACATCAAGTCATTCATTTGACTCATTGTCAATTTTGAATTGTGGGTAATTGACTGCTCGGCCTTTAGAAGATTAGTTCTCAAAACAGGAAAGACATTAACAAAAGACATCATATCTTGTGAAGATACTTTGCCATTTGCCATCATTTGAGAAAACTGCACACCAAAGTTTTTTACTGCATCATCAGTTGCGCCGAAAGCGTCTTGCAATGTAAGGACTGATTTAGTTAATTTACCAGTCACGTCAGCATTTTTACTGATTGAATAGAATTTCTGGTTTAGCTGGTCAACCATGCTTACTGAGTTATTAGCAGCAATAGCCATTTTAGTTGTCATATCTACTAATTTTTGACCCTCTTTAGCACTACCAGTCAAAGTATGCCAAGTTGCTAGCATTGTCTCTTGTTCTAGCGAATACTGTTTTGCTTCATCTTTTGCTGAAGAAATTGCACTAGTTAGATGTCCCCAAGCACTTTGAGCAACATTAGAAAGAATATTTGCTCCAAATACTTGTCCAAAAACGGAGTGAGTTTCCTTGGCTTCAGATTTTACGCCAGTGATTTTTGCTTTGATCTTGTCAAAAATAGATGGATTAGTTTTCTTCATCTCTGAAGATAAGCCTGACATTTCAGATTTAGTCTTAGCTAAACTCGTGGCCGTCTCATCTACACGTACTTTTTGACGTCTATAAGCTTCACTAGATTTACCAGCCTCAGAAGCTATTTTGGCAAGCTCATTAGATTGAATTTTGTAGACTTCATTTAATTTATCGTATTCACGAGACAATCCAGAGAGCTTAGCTTTGTTGGCTTCTTCATGCTTACCTTCTGCTTCGAGTCGTCCAACATAAGCATTACTTGATTCAGAAATCTTTCTAAGCTCGCTTTGTGCGCTTGCTAATCCTGATTTGTAGTAATCAAGTGAATTGCGAGCTTTTTCTTGTTGCTGACTTAATTTAGCAATTCTTGTAGTAGCATTAGCAACATTACGTTCAGCCGTAGCTATTTCTTTAGAATATCTTTCATACTCATTACGGCCTTTTTCTGTGGCTGTATCAACTTTACTTTGGGCTTCTTTTAAACGGTTTAATTCAGACTTATTACGCTCTAATAAAGATTGTTGCTTTTTTAAAGTGTCGCCTAATCCTTCATATTTAGCTTTAGCAGCCCCTAGTTGATCGCCAGCTGATTTAAGTTCTGCAACTTGTGCTTTCCATGCACTAGTAGCAGATGATACTTCATTCTTTAAAGATTTAAGTGTTTGAATCGGTTGTTCGCCATCAAGCGAAATTCGCGTATTGAAATCACCAACCGGTATTTTTCCTGCCATTAATTAACCTCCTTTCTAGTTTTTCCTTGCGCTAATTGACTTAAGGCCCACTCACTGGCATCTACTGGACGGTCTTTGCGGCTTCGAGCTTCCATAATTTGTGCCCAACGATCCGTATCAAAGGTCTCTATTTCACTTGGTGAAACATGCCCATTAACGATCGCATCTTGTTCTGTATAATCAATATCTTCAACGTACTCTGACCAAAATTTATTTATCTCCCACAGAGTCACTTTTCTTATCAGATTCAGAAGCCTCCGAATCTTCTTTAATATCCAAAATAGCAAAAGCTAATTTCTTGGCTACTTTTGCAATAGCATCAGTACTTAAATCGCCACTTTCAAATTTTTGTTTTCTGGCTTTAGTATTAATCCCTGCTAAATCTTCAATAAAAGCTAAGTATTTTGCTGTGATTTTAAGTTCAGTTTCAGACGTTAAAGTAACTCGATTAACTTGTGGACTAATTGCTAAAGCGACTGATTCAAGTCTCATCTCCCAATAATACGGATCAGTTGAACCAAATCCAGTTCCATATTTGTCTTCTAAGCGTTCTAGCGTGCGCTCATCTTCTGATTTGGATTTATCAAGCTTTTGCAAAATATTCAAGTCACGAACTGCACTTGAAAACTTACGTTGTGCGTCTAATTGAATTTGGGAAATATCCTTATTAAGTTCACCAGCTTTACGCTTCATTCCAAAACTATGATCTACTTCAATTGAACCTAATCCTAATTCCTTTGCATCTACAGTTATTTGAGTCATTATCTAAATTCCTTTCATATAAAAAAAGCAGGATTCGAACCTGCTTCATTTGTTCCTACCTCTCCCACCCTGCTCTTGCTAATGTCCAGTTCCAAGTCCAGGAGATACAGATGTCTGTTGAAAGCCGTCAACAATATAAGCCAACATTGTTTCCTCATTCTTCCAAGCCGGGTCACGATTAGGATCTCCAACGAAAATTTGATAAAGCAAATTGTCAGTTGGACGTGCTTGTGGGGTAACAGTAAATGTATCGTGAACAGTTACTGGAGAAGCTGCATCAGTTTGCATGTGTACACCTGAACCTGGTGTAAAAGTACAGTAAGGAAAAGCATAGTAAACAGGGAAACCATGATTTTCAGAAATAGCAATATAAGCTCCTTTGAACAAACGCTTATCTGCACGCTTATAACCACCATGAGTTTCATCTTTATACATGCCTTGCAATAATGAACTAATATCAAAGGGCATGTCATTCACTTCTAAGGTTGCAGAAATATTTTCAATACCAACTTCACTTTCGGCAATGGTGTTAGATCCATAAACTTTTTGAATAGTCGGATTTAAACCTGTGATATTACTTTGAGTAGTACCTTTAGCAGTTTGTAAATCTGCTTGAAAGACGCCTTGTGTCTTGTATCGTCCATATTTTTTGAATTCATCAACGCTCTTTAATTTTGCGTTATCGTCTTCAGGAGCAATTAATGCTCTTGCAAAACCGTTTAATTCCATTAGGTTAATTTCCTTTCATAATTACGTAAAAAATGAAGGGTGAGCATATTCTCTCCAGTTTCTGGATCAAAACCTTCATCAGGTCCATATGTCACTCTCCATTCGGGCACTAAAAAAGACACAATCGAGTTTTTAATTGTGTCTAAATTAGCTACTTTATTTTCATTTCCAATAAAAACTTGGACTTCTATTTCTTGAACTTCCACAGTGGGAACGTTTGAACCATAATTGCTGTAACTTCCCGTAACTGAAGTAATTAGCAGATCAGTCTTCTTAGAGTTAAGTTCCCCAGTTATTCGTTTTTTGAAATAACGATCAACTCCAGGAACTTTCTGAAATAATGCTTGATAAGCATCATTAATGGCCGTCATGGTTCATCACTTCCTTATATGCTTTTAATTCTGCCTCTTCAACTGCTCTTTTAGCTGCTTGTTGGGCCTTGTCAACAAAATGCATATTAGCTAATTCTTTATCGGACATCTTATGCTTACCGTTGTTAATGATTTTGGCTAAAAAATCATAATAATTGTCTTCAAAGCCCACGTCGGTGTCGCCCGTATGCAATTTATCAGCCGTATAACCAGGTTTATATGTAATGCTGTCCTGTAAGTGTTTAGTCTTTCGATGCCGATTATGATGCTTAGCATTAGCATGACCCGCAGAGCGCCCTCTTCTATAGATTTCATTACTTCTTGGCGTGTGGTCGTGCAATACCTTACTAAATGCTTCAGCGCCTGCACCCGTAATCTTAGCCTTATCTTCAGCGGATATTTTCATACCTTTTTCTACTTCATTAACCCAGTTATCTAAAAACTCTCCCATATCATTAGCCATGCTCAGACACCTTTTTTACGGTTACTAAATCATAGCTTGTGGGAGAGTTTTTTTCGTCTGGATTAATATGAATAACTTCATACAATTCTCCATTAATCTTAGCTCTAGTAATTTGATTCCAGAAACTATCTAGTCTATGCCTTACGGCATACATTCTCTGGTCAGCTAAATTAAGCCCCTGTGCTTGTAGAATCTGTGTTGTATTCAAACTATAAGGAATGGCTAAAGTCGTCCAGAGAATCGTTATGGTAGGAATTGGATTATCATTTTGGTCATACTCTGGTTCATCAGATTCTTTGCCAAACTCAATTCTCTGAGTTTGCCGGCTGGGATTCAATATTCTGACCATCTTGTTGATCCTCCAATTCTTTAGCATATCTTCCTCTTAATTGACCAATAATAGCATTCGTCACTATGTCAACATTAACTACAGCACCAGAAGTAATACTTACTGGATTTTGCACATAAGAAGCAGCTAAAGCATTACAAACTAACGTATATAGTGGTTTATTTTCTTCAGAAATATAGAAGTCTTTAACATCAGTACCAATTGCATGCTGAACATAACTTTCAGCAGCAATTAAAGCGTTTGACATTTTATTCTTTAAACCATCGTCTAAAGAATCATCTTCATCAAGATATCCTAATGACCTCTTAAGGCCATCAGTGATCTTAAGATAAGCAGTCATCAAGAATCACCTCTAACTATTTTGAATTAGTTTAATGACTAGTATCAGCAGTGCCTTTAGCTTGGCCAGCAACAGTCTTAAATGAAGCAGCTGCAAATGCACCGCCATCAATTAATTGAACATCAAATCTGTCAATAAAGCGAAGCTTAGTAGTATCGTGTTCGAAAGAACCAGCGCCGACATTAGTAGTATCAATTTGCATTTGTTGACGATCAAATAATGTAATACCTTGCTTTAAGTCTCCAAAGTATAGAGGGTGTGAACCTGAAACGTCTGGCAACCACTTATCAGCAATACGAACTACAGGCTTGCCATCAATCATGTATTTATCTGGATTAGTTACATCTGGTTGCATTAAGTAGCGACCTTCTGCATCCTTTAATTTACTTAAAACGTTATATCCAGATTGATTGGTAATAAAGCTAGATGTGCTTTCAATTGCTGGATCAAGAGTATTGTTTTCTAAGTCCTTGATATCATCAAAATTAGAAACAGTTGGTTTCTTTGGCGCTCTGCCCATAACTTCGAGAATCTTAACATTACGAGTAACAACGTCTTTTTTAGCTACCCAGTTAACCAGCCATTGAATAATGTTATCTACAGTGTCCTTCAATAAGGTATTTGTTACAGTAGTAATTCCAGCGTAACGATGAATTAAGTATTTAATTACTGTTAACTCTGGGTCATCGTTATCGCCGATTAAAGCAGTTTCATCGTCTAAATCCTTCAATGGTGTAATATCTGCTAACTTTTCGTATACACGAGAGCCATGTGAAGTAGTAACATTTTCAACATTTACTAAGCTTTCAAGAGAAACAAATGAACGGGTCAAAGTTCTAATTTGTAATTGAATATCTTCTGGAATAGTTAAACCAGCATTACCAGTGCCGGTAGTACCAGAGGTTACTAAATTCTTAAAGTCAGAAACAAATTGGTTCTTGATTGCTTTAATATCAGTCTTTCCATCTTGTTTTACTGGCAATGGCTTCTTATTAACTGATTCAACATTCAAGTTATCTCTAGCATCTTCATAAGCTGATTTAGCTAATTCTTGAGCTACCTTAGCATTCTTTAAACTAGTATTTAACTTATTGATGTCATCTACAGAGTGTGAACTTTCATCGTTACCTAAGTCAATGGCAAATTGTGCGCGTTTATCTTCTAAATCTTGTACCTTTTGACCAGCCATATCAAACGCGTCTTTTAATTGATTGATATTCATTAATCTTCATTTTCCTTTCCAAATAAAATAGCCAGCTTCTTTTGAAGTTGGCTATCATTCTTTTGATTTTCTTTTGGTAGAGATTTTACGACATTCTCGGTCGATTGATTATGAAGTAAGTTCTTAATCTTGTTAATCATATCTGGTTTAACCGATAGAGAACCATCTGCATTTACTAAAGCAGGCTGTTTACTATCTTGAAACATAATCTCGTCAGCAAAACCTTTGTCGACTGCTTGTTTAGCATTCATCCAAGTGGTATTGCACATTAATCTATAAACTTCTTGCTTATCTAAGCCTGTGCGTTGACTGTATAAGTCTACAAAAGATTTATCTAGTGAATCTAAAGCATTTAACGCACTAGATAAATCATCACTATTTCCAATTGAAATTGTTGATGCTCTATGAATCATCATTTGTGCTGTTGGTGACATTTCGACACGATCAGCAGCAAGTGCAATCCAGGAAGCTGCAGAACAAGCCTGACCAGTAATTTTAGCTGTAACATTGCCCTGATATTCCTTAAGTGCAGTATAAATTTCACTTCCTGCGTCCACATAGCCACCAGGAGAGTTAATTTCAAGTGTTACGTCTGATCCATCAGCTTCGCTTAAAGCTTGCTTAACGGTCTTAGGATTAATATTCTCGTAGCCTAAAAAATCATAGACATCAGCGTAATCACTCGGAATTACTTCCCCGTTCATTTGAATTGTTACCATCGTCTTCACCTCCCTCTTGTTGAATTAATTGAATTGCTTGTTGCGGTTTTTTTTCTGGATCTGGTAGATCATTAGGCAAATAACCAGAGTTTTGCAAGATAAAGCGTGCTTGATTTCCAGCAATCGTTCCACCTTTTACCAAGTTTGAAATGGTACTTGCATACTGATCTCCCATTGCATCAATTGCAAAACGAATGTCTGCTGAAATATTAGCATGAAGCTTATTATTAAGCTCACTAACAATTGCTTGTACATAACGATTAAGAGACTTGGCGTATTGACCACCTATTTGAGTAATAGAAGATTGCTGGTCTCCCTGACCGTTTAAATAACTGTCGGGAACACCATAAACCTTTGCAATTTGGTCTCTAGTCCAATCAACCTGATTTAACAAACTAGCAATATTGCCTTTCATTTCTAATGGCTTATATTCTTCCAAAGCATCAATTACAACCGGCCCATCTGATTCATGAATTTGTTTAGATATCTCTTTAGACCTATCAATTCTTGTTTCCTTATCAAGCAAACCACCATGTTGAATAGTCAACACTGCACTAGCGGTAACAGATTGCTTCAAAGCTTTCAAAGTCAAAGCGTTAGAAGCATCTTTAATTTGTTGTTCATTAATCAGTGCAGAGAGTGGAGACACACCAGTTTTACCACCATTTTTAGACAGCAATCTAATATGGATCACATCAGAAGCTGGTATATTCTCCATATATCCGATTGATGGTTCATCAAAATTAATGTTGTAGATCAAACCAGACCCATCTTGCAATAGCATTGGTTGCACTTGCGAAGGTCGTAAATATTCCCACGATAAATCAACGCCATTCGTATTCTTATGCCTGTAAGCATAGCAATTTCCATCTAGTAAGAGTTGAGCAAACATTCCTTGCCAGAAACTATAGCCATTAGTGGTTACGCTCGGATTGCTAATAATTGATTGAGATCTATCAGAATCAGCCGTATAGCGAACCATGGCTAAATCTCCTGATAATTGCATAATCAGAGAAAAAATATCAGAGTTCTTTAATGCGGTATCAGCAGAAACATATTTCTGTGCTTCTCCACCTGTTAGAAAAGTTACCCAGTCAGGATCATTTAAAGAAAAGCTTTGAGAGTGAGATTTATTTAGTTTAAGCAGAGGCATTATTTACCACCTCCTTTCTCACCGCCTGCTGCGATAAGCTCTACTAAATAGCCTGAAATAAAAAAGGCTACACCGCCAACGATGTAACCCAATGGTTCATTAATCTTAAAAGCCCCAAAAGTAATTCCTGCAAGTCCCGTAAAGTAGAAAATCACATCAATATACTTCCACAGTTGCTGTTTTAATTTAGTAACCAGTTTTCTCACCTGCTATACAAAACATGGAAATATGTAGAAGAATACGAATTTTCTACATATCAGAAAGATATATATTCCTTTCTTTGTTTCATTTACTGTCGTCTTCACTAGTATTCTGATATTCCACTTGGGAGTAATCACATTGACCAG